TTCATAATAAACCGGGTCTTTTTCAATTATAGTTAAATCAAAGCCCAATTTATGTGCGGCTATTGCATGGCCCATACTTCCGCCGTGCGTGTCCAATATTTTTTGTCCGGATTTTGCAAAATTTTGTAATAGCCATTCATATAATATTATTGGTTTTTGTGTGGGGTGTATTTTTTCTTCTTTGACTGAACTTTTACCTTGTAAATTTCCATAATATCTATAATCAAAACATTTTGCAGGACAATTAAAATTAGTCCACGCAAACTCACCATCTGAAAAGTTAGGAACCGGATTTTGTTTGTACCAAAATATAAAACATTGGCATGGAGGCAATTTATAATAATTTCCACCCCATATTATACATTTATTAGAAATTCTGAAAAGTTCGTCAAAATAAATATCATTTGGTATATCATTATCCCAATTCTTTTTTTCATGCTTTGACCTTGCAGGTTTTGCAGCGTAATCAATTCCGTATGGCGGGTCAACAATTGCCAAATCAAAAGATTTATCACTTTGGGATTGCATAAACTCCATGCAATCCCCGTTTATTAATGTTATGTTTCCACATTTTTCAATTTTCATCTTTATATCCTCCCGCTTTTGTAAAATAACCTATTACGCCAATTATAAAGCAAACAATAAATAGTTCCATATTTAAAACTTCATGTAGTTATCAACTTGCATTTCCTCGGAAATCATCCGGTCAAATGCTTTTATAATCTCCTTTTTCCGGGCAACCTCAAACGCCGTAAAATCAATTTCCGGGCTTTCGGTTCCTTTTCGGCGAACTTGAAACGCTGTATATTGGTTTATCATTCCACGGGCTACACGCTGCATATACCGGGCAAACGCTTCTTTGCGGTCGTCCTCTTTAACTTGTACATCATCAGCCAACCCGCATTTTTGCAACCATTCATACAAAAACATATCATCAGTTAGCCCCAATATTAATTTCCCGGTGTATTTGTAGCAAAGGAAAATATAACGGTTCCGCCATTGTCTTTGTATCTCAAATTGCCGTATTTGCTGCGGCGTCATTTCGCCTTTTGGTTCCGGCAATACTTTAAACGCTTTGTCAATTACGACGTTCTGTTTTCGCTTGTATGCGTTCAATATCTTTGAAAGATAATCCGCATTGAATTGCTGATAATGATTTTTATCCGGGTTCCCGTGTTTATCTTTCGGCAAAAATTCGTCTAATTCCCCGGTCGTCGCCAACTCAAAAGCTATCTTAATATCCGCCAACGTCATATCAGAGTGATAACGTTTCAGAATATCCAACAACCGGGATTGTATATAATTCCAATCATTTTCATTCTGTGGTATTATATAACCAACGTCCATTGCTATACGCTTAAACAACAACGAAAGATTTTCAACTAATTTTGCATCGTCAATTTCCGCAATTGGTGTTTTTGTTGACGCTGCGAAAACATATTTTTCAACTGGGTTTAATGCTTTGGCAACCTCCGGCAATTGCATCATTCTACGGCGTACTTCAATGGCTTTTGTTCCGGGCTTGGTATTATATATTTCTAAAGCCGTATTTTCTTTTTTTTCAATAGCTCCCATATCAATCAAAATCATTGTTTAAATACTTCATCATATCCGCAATTTCTTTGCTGCTTTGCTGCTCTGTCTTTACGGAACGTTTCATTTTTTCCCATTTTTCGTATTTTTCGGGGGTTGAATCATATTCTAACGCCGCCCAACCTTTTGAAATGCTTTCTTTTATCAGAATCAGCGCAAATTCTTCCGGGTATTTACTTAATCCATTTAAATTTGCTTGTATAGCGGAAAAACTTTTTTGCGACGTTCTCCATTTTGGTTGACACATCAGTATATAAAAATTCCGTTTAAAATCTTCGCTTTCAAATGGAAATACAAGTTTATCAAAATAGTTATCAACTTTTTCAATTACTTGTTTACGCACGTCTAACGCATCCGGCGTGAATCCAAATTTAACGCTCGCTTTTACTGTTTTTTCTTCGTTGAAAAAATCGGCTTGTGAAAATCCGTCCGGATTTTCTTTAGATGCTTTAGCATCTTTCTTTATAGTGTTATTTATATTATTATTATTAATATTATAGTCTTGTAGTCCGTTTTCGGACTGATTAAAGTCCGTTTCGCTTCTGTTCCATGTTTTACATTTTTCTGTAAATCTTAGATACTTTGTTTTCCCAAAAGAACTCAACTCAATAAATCCTCTGTCTGCAAGTTCTTTAATGTTTTTGTAAACTCTTTTAGGGATTGAAAAAAGCAACGGAAAATCATCTACCATTTTTGTTTCTGAATATTGATACCAAACAATGCCATCAACCGTAATTGTATTAGTCCACGTTGGCAATGTCATACACGCTGCAAGCGTTGTTGTTTGAACAATAGTCAGTTCATTTGCAACGGCGAATCTTTGGTCAATCAAAATATTGTAAGTCATAATTAAAAAAGAAAAGCCCCAATTAGAGCCGTTACACATCTAAAAGGGGCTTTGTAGCTAATTAGCAAATATCTTTCAATCGGTAACGGTCGATTGTTTTACGCCACAAATATAATACTTTTTTTTTATTCCAACAACTGTACGGGCTTAAAAGCTTCTTTTACCGCAAACAAATTTCCCTCACTTTCGTTTGGAACAATCGTAACAACCGGATAACGGGAACGGTCGCCGGGCTTTTGAGAAACTGCAAATTGTACGTTCATATCAAAGATAATTCCTTTGACAAACTTCTTTTCTTCCAATATGGCGTCGAATGTATCACGGATATTGGGTATTGTTGACGCCGTACCCTTTGTCGTGAATTGCCATACCCCGCCAACGCCACGAACCAACGGAACAATAAAAGTTACGGTTAACGTTACAATCCATCCGTCGCCGCCGTTTAATACGGCACGGTTGGGGTGCTTTTCCGCAACCCCCGCCATCAAATTGGGATAATCCTTTGTACTATATTGACAATATTGTTTTCCGTTCCATACAAAGAACGTTTCCCCGTCGCCGTATGCTATGCGTCGCCCGTCGTCGTCCCGGTATTCGTACATTTCATTGCAAACCTTTTCCGGGGCGTCGTCCGGGAAAACAATCTGTATTGTTTGCGGTTTCTCGCCGTATGCTTTCGTAAACAATCCTGCATACTTTCCGGTTGGTATAAAATAATCAACGCTTTTTGGGTATTCTTTGCCGTTTGCCGCCTTTTCCTTGTACCCTACTTTGATAAACCCCACACGTGGCAAAACAACACGTTGTATGCCGGTGGTTGGCCTGTTTATGTTTATACGTCCTTTCATAATCAAATATCAATTTCAGTATTCAACAAATCTTTCTTTGTCACGGGTTCCGGCTTTTTAGGCTGTTTTTCTTCGATTTTAGCCACTTTTTCTTTTTTTGGTGTAATTACACGTTTTGCGGTTTTCTTTTCCTTGACGGGCTTGTTTTCCGCCGTTTTTGCCGTTTTTCGTGTGGTTCTCTTTACGGTCTTGGTTTTCTTTTCCTCCGGTTCCGGTTGTGGTTCGGGTTCCGGCTGTTGTTCCGTGGCATTTTCTATTTCATACGCTTTCATTCTCAATTCAAACGCTTGCAATTCTTTTCCCTGCAATTTTTCCGCCTCTGAATGTACGTCTATATCCGACCAACCCTGCATTTCTGAAAAACTTTGAAACGCTCCGGTCACTTTAACAAACCCGTCAGAACATTTATAAATATTGGTTGCTATGCTGTACCATCTGTATTGGTCTAAATTAAAGCCCTCGTCAACCAATTTTACGCCGTATGTGTTCCCAATATCTGTTGTTTGGCATAATGAATAATTGTCGTCGTCGTTGTTTATCAAATCAATAAACTTTTCGCAACTGATAACATTCTGTTCCGGCTGTGGTTCGGGTTCCGGGTCTTTCTTCAAATCCTCAACGGTAACGGCTTTTTCCGGTTCCGGCTTTTTCTTTTCCGCCGGGGCTTTGCTTTTAACAAGTTCCGCCAACGTCAGCGAAACAATATTGTTTGTCAAATCCGGTTCGTTATCCAATGATATTTCCCCGGAAACCGCCGTAAATGTATTATCCCGTTTTTCGTCCTCAATTGCTGCCAACTCCAAAAGATACGGGATTTTCTTTGCGTTCGGGCTGTCTGTTTGGTCTTTCAAATTGTACGTCGGTTTCTTTCGCCAATCTTTCGGGCTGAAATTGAAAACACGGTCAATCGGAATATCCGGGAAATTTTCGTTCCACATCATCGCATATAAATGCAACTGAATTTCCGCTTCTTCGTAAAATCCTTTGCGCCCGCTTTTGAAATCCACAATTGCGTTTATGTATTCTTTTGAACCGGGCTTTGATAACATCGTACACGGCAAATCAATCATTCCGGCGTAATTATGAACGGGGTGTACCAACGCAATTTCCACGGCTAACGGTTTAACGTCATAATCCAAAACAAATTGCGCAAATGCCAATATGTCCTTTTTGAAATCATCAGCGTAATAAATGAAATCGGCTGGCAATTTGTTGTTATCAATATAATCTTTTAATTTGGCTTTCAGTCCGTCCAAATCATAAACCCGGTTAATTATAAGTTCCTCAAATTGGGCGTGCATAAATGTACCATACGCCGCCCGTTCTGCTTTGTATCGTTCCGCCTCGTCAATACCTTTGTCGGCAATCCATTTAATCAGAAATTCCGATTTTGGCATTGTCTGCGATAATATGGTTGTAACTGACGGATAAAATTCCGGGGTTCCGTTGTCGTCAAACTTGTAATAATATCGGTGTCCTTTGCTGTTTAGCTGCCATACTTTATACGGCGGTTCGATTAATGCGCCATCAAAGAACATTGCCGTCATTTCCTCAACCGTCATGCCCGGCACAATTTCAAAAGCCCCGGCGGGCTGTTCTATTTCGACGGCATCCAATCCGGGGACAATCTGTTGTTCATCGTTTATTTCCGGGAATTTATCGGCGGGCAATTGTCCCATTGCTTCCGCCAACTTCTTAACCGCATTTACTGCGTTACCCATTGTGTTTGCAATACTTTTTTCCGGGTTTTCCGGCTGTTTCTTTTTCGCTCTCATGTTATTTGCTCTTTAATTCGTTAAACAATACATAAACCATTAATCCACACATTGCAGAAAACAAAAAATGGATATAATTCCAAAATCCGGCAATAAAACATATTACTCCGAAAATGCTAAATATCATTGCAAAAACCTTTGCTTGCCACGCATCGGAAAAGAAAACATCAACCATCTTTTCCATTTTTTCGATAAACTTCTTTTTCATGGTTTTAATCCTCCATTCCAAACAGATAATCGGCGGAACAACCGCACATTTCGCAAATTATTACTACCCATTCCGGCACAATCCTTTTGGTTGTCCCGTTGCAAAGATTTGTCATATTTACCTGCTGTGCGCTTTCGCTTGCGCCCTCAAATAAACGGGCTGCAATATCCTTTTTCAATACCTTTTTTCCGTTCGCCTCGGAACGGGCGATTGCTTCATTTACTCTTAATTTCATATTGTTTATTTTTATGGTTATTATTCTACGTGTCCGCAATGTTTGCAGGTTTTTTCCTCAAATATCGGTTCGTATTCATACGGGGTTAAATACCCATCGCCGCCGCAACATTTATAATCGGCGTCGGTAACTTCCATTTCTCCGCCACATACCGGGCAATCTCCTTTTCCGACCAATACCAAATTCAGAAATGCGTCCAAATGTTCGGAACGTACAACCGAAATTCCGGTTGCTTTGATAATGCCGGCAACATCAGAAACCGGAACGTCACGTTCGATACTATCAAACAAAGTGCATCCCCAAAATTTCGGGTCGTCTTGTATCATTTCCTTTTGGATTAATTGATTTACAATGATTGTTTCAACTTCTGTTGCTTTCTTTCCGGCTGCTTTCGCCAAAATGTTCAATTCTTTGTCTTTTCTGATATTCATATTATTTCGCACTATCCCCGTGCGTGGGCTTAACTTCAATGCAAAGGTACAAATATTTCTTTAATTACCAAAAATAAATACTTTTATTTCAAATTTATTTTTGCGGGTTGTTTTGCAATTTACGGCAAACAATATATTTTTGTGGTACCGCATCAACCATATATCGCTCTCGGTTACTGCGTAAAATTCCCCCGGTGCATATTGATTTATGACGCCGGGGGGCTTTTTATTTCTTACTCTGATAATACAACCATTTGTAAATTTCGCCGTAATATCCGGTTTCCAATACTGCTTTTCGTATGGTCTTTGCGTCGTACTCGCCAAATGTTACGTACTCATATATTGACGGGTTTTCATGCAACGCAAATTCAAATGTTATGTCAATATATGCGTCGCCGACCTTGTTAAACGCATGGTCAATCGGTTTTGGGACGTTTGTTTTTCCCTCACAATAAAGAATCCGTTCCGGGAACGCCTCGCAAAGTAAATGGGAATTTCGATAACATTGTTTAGGCCGCGGCTTAATTACATGCTGTATATATTCCAATTCGTAATCCTCCAATACATCAGCCGCCGGAACTATTTTAACGGGCTTTGCGGCGTTTAATAAGTCTTGGAAATACGCTTTTTGTCTTTCGTGCAAAGGTAGTTCCAACATCATTTCAATTTCTTTTATTATTATACTTTCCATACAATTTGTTATTCCGTCCATTCCTCAATATACATTTCATACGCTTCTTGGCAACAACGCCCCTCACAACTTATATATCCATTTGGGACGCCGTGGGTTCCTTTTTCGCCATCATCCAAAGGACAATATAAACACAAATCGTCGCTTAAATCATCAGCTGTTTTTAATTTAGGGTTCTTTATTTGCCATATACCCAATAATAGGGTTGCAATTAATAATACAAAGAAAATTAATATTATCACGTCCATATTTTAACCTTTCATTCTACCAACATAAGACAAATTCAATACATCGTACATTTGCCCCATAACGGCAAATTCTAACATTGCGTCGCTGTTTGCAACGTCGTTTATCCTCAACAATGGGTATTTGTTGCCGTAATCCGTAACGTACCCGTCCGGTTCAATATCTGAATATATCCGGTCGTTGTCGCTGTTTTCAAAGTATTTATTTAGGCTTTGCAGAATATTGTTTTCCAAATATTCTTTTCCCAATACTGCTTTTATTTTATCCTGCTTTCTTAATGCGTACCGCATGGCTTTTAAGTATTAAACCGGGGATTGCTCCCCGGCTGTTTATTATTTCAAATATGCAATTGTAAGTCCGTTCAACATCTGTTTTCCGTATTCGATAATTTCAGAAACTTTCTTTTCTATTGTTTCCGGGTCTGTTGGGAAACGTTCGTCTATGCTTTTATAAAAATCCGCTTTGTATGTTTCCAACCATTCCGGGGATTTGCCTAAACGCCTTTCTATCGCAATACATTGTCGTGCCTCTTTCAATGCCGCCTCACGGTCTGCCATATATACGGACGTTGAATAATTAGCCCGTTTTTGCGCCCCTGCCAATCGCTTTCCGTAATCTCCTTTTCCTACCAAATCCAAACGACCAAAATAAAATTCGCCGCTAACGCTGCACGCCACATAATCACGGGTTGACGTCCTTTTTGAAACAACGTTTCCGTTTTCGTCCTTAACTTCATATAAGTATTTTTTGCCCTTTTGGGTCTTTGTCAAAATGTACTTTTCCATGTCTTTGTTATTTTATGCCGGGGTTTCCCCCGGCGTTGTTTATGCAATACGAATTAAATTAGCTTTTTTGAAACATCTGTATTCCTGCTTTTCTGTATCGAAATACGTTTGTACCGTGTCGGCGGGTTTCCGGGTTCCGGTTGTTGCCGGAATTGTTTCCGGGTTTGTGGTTCCGTATGCCTCACGCAATGAACCGTCTATTTTCTGAAAATAGAATTTTACTATTCGCTTTTTCATTTCGGCTTTTAGCTTCATGTTTAACCATGCACATTTTAAAGCCTCTGAAAGTTTGTAACCATTGCGTTTTACGAATTGCCACGCCAATTTGAAAATCTCACTTAATTTGTTTCTTTTTTCTGAACTCATACGAATTTGTATTTGGTTCCGGGAACCCGCCCGGTCGG